TTGGAGAATGGATTGATTTAGATACTTATATTAATGACTGGGAACAAATGCATAAAGCTATGGCTGTATTATTTAGACCAGTAACATTAGGATTAGGCAAGAATTATAATATAGAAAAATATGAAGGTTCAAGTAAATATTCTGAGGTTATGTTAGACATGCCTTTAGATGTTGTACTTGGAGCTATGGTTTTTTTTTACACTTTAGGGACGAAATTAGCAATAGCTACGACAAGTTATTCGCTGGTGGAAATGGAGAAGGAGCTGGAAGTTCTATCCAAGCAAACTTCGGAGCAAGATGGGGGTGGTATCAATCGCTTCATACTCTCGCTCAAGGTAATCCAAGCAAAATCAATGAAAGCTCTACTTTAAACTTACATACAGCAATGATGTATTTAGAATATGAGTTAGATAAAAATAAATTAGAAGTTGCTTTAATTAAACAAGCACAAAATAAAAATAAATAATAATGACAAATAACGTATACCAAGTCTTAGATGACATAAAAGCATTCTTAGATACAGGAGCTTTCACTAACACAGTATCATTTGGTGATATATCAGATGTTGACTTAGATAAGCAAACTGTATTTCCTTTAGCTCACATTAATATAAGTGATGCTACTATTACTGAACAGACTATTGAATTCAATATGAATGTAATGGCTATGGATATAGTGGATGATAATTCTTTAGATGATTTTAATGATGATTTGTTTCTAGGTAATGATAACCTACAATCAATATTAAACACACAACTATCAGTAATGAATAGATTACACACTGAATTAACTAGAGGACATTTAAGAGATGGATTATTAGCTACTGATGAAGATTTAGTATGTGAACCATTTAAAGATAGATTCGCTAATGTACTTGCTGGATGGACTGCAACAATAAGGCTAGTAGTACCTAACACCTCATCAAGAACTAATCCTGATGGTTCTGCTGCTTGTTAATGGCTAAGAAAGAAAGATTAGGTAAGAACCTAAGAAAGAAGCTAACATTAGTAGCTAAATACTATATAGCAGCAGCTAAGAAGAACTTAAAGTCTGATGAGACTTATGCTTCTGGTGAATTAGCTGAGAGTATTGATTATGAATTTGTAGGGCAGTCTATAGATTTTACTAATGTAGAATACGGTAAAGCAGTAGATGAAGGTTCAACACCAGCTTCTGCTGGATATGAGAAAGTATCTAAGGCTTTTATAAATAACATATTGGACTGGGCTAAAATGAAAGGCGTTACTCCTGATAATGGTGGTACATTAAAAGGTATGGCTTTCGCAATAGCTAAGACAATAAAGAAGGATGGAATAATACAAAGGTTTGGGAACTCAGGTTCTCAGATATTTGATAGAACATACGCAGAATTAGAAACAAGAATTGGAAATGACATAACACAAGGTTATGCAGACGATATAACAAACAAATTAGAACAATTACCAGATGGCACACAAAATATTAACAAATAGTCCTTACTATGTAAATCTAACAGCTACAGGCTTAGAGTCTGCTACTATAGAAATATATTTATATACAGGAACACAAACAACAAATAGACAAGCTACTCCTAAATACACACTAACCTCTACAGCAGTAAATAGTAATGTTACATTTGAAATTGCTGAATTGATTAAGGATTATGTACCTATGAATTATGAAGGTGGTACTTACACTTCTAATACATGTTGGGTAGATTACAGAACTAAAACTGTAATTAATGGTACTGAAAGTGCATTCTCTTCATATACTCAGGATTACGCTTGTTTAGGGTATAGTTACTTTACAGAACTAGCTAACTACGAATCTGAAGCTGCTCACTTACAATCTAGTAACTATCTACAAAGATTATCAGGAACAACTACTTATATTCCTTATGATAAAAATGTAGTTACTAAGTTTAGAGTATATACAGGAGATGTATTTAATGAAACTAACGTATCTAGTAGTGTATTATCTGGTCAAATAATAGGACATGTAACTGTAACTACAGACATAACTAAAATAGAGTTTGACAATAACAACAATGGTACTGAAACATTATATGTAGAAAACATTAGTGAATGTAAACACACTCCTTACAAACTGACTTTTATTAATAAAGAAGGTGCTTTAGAGGATTTATGGATGTTCAAGAAGTCTGAGTTAAGTATGGATGTAAAGAGAAAAGAGTATCAGAATAATCAGATGAATGCTAACGGTACTTTTGTTAGAAGTAATCATCAGTTTAAAACTATGGGTATTGAATCTAGACAGAAGTTGAATATGAATTCAGGTTTTGTACCTGAAGTTATGAATGAGAACTTTAGACAATTATTACAATCTGAATTCGTATGGATTACTTGGTTAGGATTAGTAGTACCTGTTACATTAAAGAAAACAGATATTAAGTTCCAAACTAGATTAGATGATAAATTAATTAATTATGATATAGAAGCAAGTTTTGCTTTTAATCATATAAATACAGTAAGATAATGAGAAAACAAGTAGAACTATATATAGATAACGGAGATGGTTATAGTAGAGTAGACTTGTTTGATTTTGAAGATATAAACTATGTATCAAGGATACAGGATGTAAAGGATATAGCTAAGGTATTGACTGATTATAGTCATACCTTTACTGTACCAGCTTCAAGTCCAAACAATAAATTATTTAAGCATTATTACAATTATGCTATTATTGGTGGATTTGACGCAAGATATAAGAGAGATGCTATTATTAAGATTAATGGTGTTGACTTTAGAGAAGGACAAGTATCTTTACAGAAGGCTAATATGAAATCAAATAAAGCATATTCATATTCTTTAACATTCTATGGCAAGACAGTCAGTCTAAAACAATTGTTTGGCAAGGATGAGTTGGAAGTTTTGACTGCTTCGCAGTCTGGTTTGCTTTATGATTATACTGCATCCTATGATGCTGATTTCGCTAGTAAAGGATTTAGTGAAGGATATAAAGTAGTTAACGGTACACTAGCAAGACAGTTTAGTGGGACTAACTATGACTACTGTTTCCCTTTTATCTCAGCCGATGATTATCATTATTATGATTCTGGCAACGGATTATCTCCTGTTCAAGGTGGTAATCATTCTAGAAATATTCATCCCTCTGCTACTTACAACGCTAGTATAGACCAATACACAGGTATTAAATCTACTGCATTAAAACCAGCGATTAGAGTTGATGTTATACTAAGAGCTATAGAAGAGAAATATAATATCACATTTAGTGATGATTTCTTAGATTCTAGCAATCCTGAATACTACGGATTATTTATGTGGTTAAACAGAGAGACTGGTACATTGGATACTCAGATTGGTGAAAGTACATTTGACTTTGATATGAATGATTTTGCTTATTCTTCTGGTGCTACTGATATAAGAATAAATGGAAATCAATTCCCAGCAACTGGAACAGGTATAGGTAAAAAAAGATATGTTTTTGCATTTGATATAACACCTGACAACTTAAATGGTTTATTTAGTTGGGATTGTGTAGATGGTATTACTGGTACTGTATATGAAGGTGGTTCTGAGAATGTATCAGGGGTAAGAAACTGTGCTATAACTATAGAGGATAGAAATTATATTACTGAACCTAGAATAAGAATAAGAACTAGTGGTGGTATACAATCTGCTACTATATCTAACGGTGAAACTAGAAGAGAGGTATTTGAATGGGATGGTGGTTCATTCCCACAATATGAATACGATGGTGTAGAGGTTATGACTTATGATGTTACTAACCAACCTGTTTTATCTGGTGGTTTAGATGTAGGTAGAAACCTACCTAAGATGTCTATAGTTGGATTCTTAGATACATTATTCAAGATGTTTAATTTAACTGCTTACTTTAGAAATGGAGAAATAGTAGTACAAACATTAGATGAGTTTTATGATAACGGTAGATATTTTGATATATCTAATTATGTTGATGTAAGTTCTACTGAAGTTAGTAAAGTGTTACTATATAATGAAATAGACTTTTTATATAAGGGTCAAGAAACATTTGCATTAGTACAATCTAATAATATAACTAATGATGAATTTGGTAACGAAAGAGTAGACCATAATTCTACTGCAATAGATTCTCCATTAGCATTTGATGGTAATAAGAATTATAAAGTTGAATTACCATTAGAGAAGATGATGTTTGAAACTATGACTGACCAAGCTGATGATGAAGTTATAACAGATATTCAATGGGGATGGATGGCTAGTAAGGACCAAACTAAAATGAAAGGTAAACCTATGTTTATGTATTTAGATAAGAAAAATAGTGGTACTCAAGTTAGATTTAGTTATACTGACGGTGGTAGTTCTGTACTTAAGACTCAGTATATATTACCTACTAATGTTATCAATATGGATTCACTATCTACCGATGGTAATCAAACTCTAAATTGGGGTTCTGAATATAACGAACATAATGGTGAGGTTATTAACAACAGTCTATTTGATACATATTACAAAAGATATATAACAGATATATACAATGAACAAGCTAGATTAGTTAAAGTATCAGCTAATTTTCCAGCTTCATTATTATTACAGTTATTACCTAATGACAAGTTTGTTATAAATGGTAAATCATTTAAAGTAAATACGTATGAGACTAATTTGTCTACTGGTAAGACTAAATTAGAATTAGTAACTGAAGTAAACATTAATACTAATGTTGATTCAATAAAAATAGGATTTGACTAATGAAAATTAAAGAAATAATACATATGTTAAACTCTTCACCTCTATATGGTATATGTGAAGAGATAGACATTGCAAAAGGAAAAAACAAGATGCCAAATAACTTTGGTGAATTTAAAAACTATATAAAACGTAATAAATAATGGCTACAAGTAAAAATACAATAAAGTCGTTTACTATTAAGGTTAATACCGATAATGGTAAAGTAAAGATTGAAGGTGTTACTAAAGCATACGAAGCTCAAGAAGTTGCATTCAAGAAATTACAAGGTTCTGTAACTTCAGGTGCAAACAGTATGGCTAAAGCTAACCAACACTTATCAGATGCTACTGGTTCTGCATCGGCTTCCACACTGGAATTAGGTCGTGTAATATCGGATAGTAACTATGGTATACGTGGTGTTGCCAATAACTTATCTCAATTAGGTTCGAATTTAGCTTCTACATACAAGAAAGCTGGTTCGTTAACTGGAGCATTTACTGCAATGAGAGGTGCATTAATGGGCCCATTAGGAGCATTATTATTATTTCAAACAGGTATTGCTTTATTAGAGAGATGGTCTATGAGAAGTAAAGCTGCTGAAATATCTATGGATGGATTCAAGAAATCTGCTGGTTCTGCTGGTGTTAATCTAAAGGTATTAAAAAATCAGATTGATGAAGGTAATATGTCGTCAGAAGAACAAGCTAAAGCTGTTGCTGCTGCTAATGAGGAGTATAAAGGATTAAATATACAACTTGATGAGAACGGTAGATTGACTGATAAATCTAGAATAGCTATTGATGGTAAAATTAAATCTTTAGAGCAATTAGCTAGGTCTCAAGCACTACAATCTGTTACTGGAGAGTATTTAGAGAATCAATATAAAGATGAGATTGATTTAATGGAAACTGCTAATAAAAGAAGAGAAAAATATAGTGATGAACTTGTTGCTGATATAAAAGCTAGAAGAAAAGCATTTGAGGATAGTAATCCAAATACTTGGGAAACTGCATGGGCCCCTGATAGTCCTGAAGCATTTGTTGAGTATGCTGTAAGAGATGAGGATGAACTTGTTGAAAGAATAGCAAATACTAAGAAGAAGATTCAAGATATATTCAACTTATTTGGTAAGAATGATTTAGTGGATGAATTATTTACTACTAAGAAAACAGGTGGTTCTAATAAAGCTAAGGCTCTTAAGATATTTAAACAAAATTTATTAGAATTTGATAAACTTATATTACAAAATAATAAGAATCAAGAGCTTGTAGGTGTTAGATTTGAAGAAGATAAGCAAAGAATACAACAAAGATTTGCTAAAGAAGAGATTAATCGTAAAACTATTGAATTTAAGGAAAAGCAAGATAAAAGATTAGCTGATTACTTAGAACAGATAAAAGGACGTAAAGATTTTAATGCTTTAAAGTTAAAAGCTGAAGATAAGCATAGCGAGTCTATATTAATGGCTGATGTTGAAAGATGGAAGGCTTTAGATAGTAATGCTGCTTTATGGACTAGAAAAATAGCTGAAACTAGAAGAAAAGAGCAAGAAAACATAGATAGATTACTTGCAGACTCTGTAGGAGAAACAGTTGACGGTTTAAGAGGTAATGATGCTAGAGATACTAGTTTAGATGGTATGCAAGAATTTGCAGATGACCAGAAAAGACAAGAAATAGCTAGTAGATTAGAGATAGAAACTGAAGGTTCTTTCGCTTATATGCAAATACAGCAAGAACAACATGATTTTGAAGCTCGATTAAATGCAGAGAAATTGCAGAGAGAACAAGATATAATTGATAGAAGAAAGGCTGTTGCAATGGAATATGTAGGATTTGTTGGTCAAATAGGTGGTTTATTAACTAAATTAGCTGGAGATAACGAAAAAATGCAGAAATTAGCATTAGCTGTTGATAAAGGAGCTAAAATTGCTGGAGTTATTGTATCAGCACAAGCATCTATTGCTGCTAGAAACGCTGCTTACGGAGCTATTCCGAGTCATATTGTTACACCATTTGGTGGATTAACTGTACCTAACCCAGCTAAAAAGATTGATTTAGGTATGTCTCAAAAGGATAATACTAGAACAAAAATTGGTGCTGCACTATCTATTGCTAATATATTAGCTCAAAAAGTGGGTTCACAATCTGGAGTTAAAGGTGTTGGTGGAAAAGGTGGTGGTTCTGGAAGAACATTTGATTTTAACTTAGTAGGTTCTACTGGTCAGAATCAAGCTGCTCAAGCAACTGCTGGTGCATTAGGTCAACCAGTTCAAGCTTATGTAGTGAGTTCAGATATTACCTCACAACAACAATTAGATAACAATATACAAGGTCAAGCTTCTTTCGGTGAAGATGACGATTAAAAACCAAACATATACCCTTATATTTCGTTATATAGGGGTATATACATTTTAAAAAAATAACAATGGAAGATAACGTTTACG